GGATACCTATAGATGGACATATACCCATCGAAAGGAGAAGTTATGACAAAGTACACCATTCAACGCACAATCCAGTATGCCTACCCGATTGGACGAGACTTCGGATTTAAGAAGACTCATCAATCGGATGGCTTGGAGTGGACAGAGCCTTATACATCGTTTATCGGTGGCACATTCTGCACCGATTCGCCATCAGAAGCACTCTGTTGGATCGGAGAAGTATGGGAGAAGATGAAACACGGATACGAGGTTTCCGGTTGGACGTCAGTCCAGGAAGATCCCGATTCTGCGGACATCACTTTTGTATCGCCGGAAGGAGTGCGTAATATCTTGACCAGTTGGACACTGAAATATCAAAAGTAAATCTTGCCTATAAACGTACCCATAGATTAAAATAGAAAATGAAAAGGAGAAAGTGAACATGACAAACATTTATGAGATTCATTATTTTGATGACAACGATTGCGGAAGATCTGTAACTCTGTTCGGAGAAAACGAGCCGGAAGTTGCTAATGTTTTCTTTGAGATCGGAGACACCTTCCAGGACGGCATCGGTGGCGGTCTGAACTACATTGACGAGATCGCAACACTTGATGAAAACGAAGCGGACATTGTCAGACAGTATCATTCCGGCAGCGTGTTGGAGAAGAGACTGCTGGTCAATGATTACATCGAGATCTTAAACAAATATGACGTTGAGCCTGACGAGGAAGATCTTTTCTTCACTCGTCCAGAGCCAAAACGCTGGTGAGCGAGGTGGACACATGCCGGAGAAAAAAAAGATCTCTGCTCAGACGAGAGCCACCATCAAATACATGTCCAAGAACATCAAACAGGAGAAGTTCAACTTCAACCGCAAACACGATGCGGACATCGTCGAGTGGTTGGAGAACACACCAAACAAGCTTGGTTACATCAAAGAATTAATCAGAGCGGACATCGCAAAACAGAAAAAAGACTCCTGATCGGGAGTCTTTTTTCATGCCACGCTTTTGTTGCATCATTCGGAGGTGAAAATAAATACTATGCCTATGCGGATATTATAACAGATTTCATTTTTCTTCGTGCTTCAAATCGGACAAAATCTGAATTATGTAATCAGCCAGTGCATTAAATTCCACATTCATCGGTATTCCGATCAGATGGACATGCATCTTCGGAATGCTTGCATCGTCCTCTTCATAGGTCATTTCCCTTGACTCTGCAGGTATTTTGTTGAACATCTCGCCTAGCTTCTTTGCGTTGTCAAATGAGTTGGACATCTCTACACTTCCTTCCCAAAGTATCTCATAACCGCCTTACGGCACGTATGATAATTGTGATAGCCATAGATTCGGACACACACCTTGCCCCAGTTCAGATTCTGCACGTAGTGGAGAACGATCATCTTTGCAATCGTTGGATCGGGGATCTCCTGAATGAACCGAGTGATTCTCTGATTCATTTCGATGATCTCAGCGTTCTTTTCTATCAGCTTCTCGTCAAGATCGGCTATCATTCGGACGGCAGTTGCAGTCGGGTCGGACACATCCCCCGAAGTCTTCTTACCGCCCCTGACTGCATCGAACTGCGGGGAGTGGACACGGTTATACAGACTCTGTTTCATCATCTCCAGTACATCATACTCGTCACTCAGCTTGCGGTATCTCTTAAGGTCCTCAAGTGTTATCTGCTTTTCTCTTTCGGTCAATACTCGTACCAGTCCTTTCTGAAGGGTGTGTGCTTCGGCTCGGTCGGAGAAGCGTACTTCTCCGGCACTGGGATGCCGTATTTCCTGGCAGTCCTGACAAGCAGTTGTCTTCCCTTCTCCGTCAGCTCGTCCGTATCCCTGTCGTGGAACATATTGTGAGTCGAGGTGGACACGGAGATCAGATTCCATATGCAGTATGCATATTGTGGGAACTCATCCTTCGGGAAAACGTGATGGACAACCTCGGCTGCTTTCACTTTGCCGTACCTCTTTGCTTCCATGTCTTCGTAGTTGTCTCTCCGCAGTGCGGACTGTCTCAGCTTAATCCACTTCGGGGAGTCATAGAATCTATCCTTGGCTTTTTTCATAGGACCTGATGATTCGGATAGCATACTCGTAGACATTGTATCGGATCTGTGTCTCCCTCCTGGTTGCTTTTATCTGCGATCTTGTCTTTTCCAGTTCGGACACTGCCGACTCTGTATCGATCATTCCGTCTTTGTCTATCATCATGCGGACATCGGCAATGACGATATCAAAGTATGCCCTTTCCAGGATCTTCTGTCCTGAACAGTTGCACTTGCGTTTGTTGCGGAGATCTTCCAGCTTGTCTACAATCGGCTTTGCTTCGATTAACATGAACGGATTATAGCAAATTTGAAATGGACACGATGCCGATTTAGGGGATTTTGCAAAAAGAAAAAGACAGGCTTTCACCTCTGTCTTTTTCCGTACGTTCCTATAACTCAATGAAAGGAATTATTAATGGGCATTGTTATTCTACAGATAGTTTGCTAAGTAGTCAAGTTTTGAAAGCACCGATGAATTGCCCTGTTTTAGCCACAGCAAGGGCGTTCTCTTTTCGTCTGAACAATTTACCGCACGATGCGGAGAACGCTCTTATTCGCCGTTTTGCATGGCTTCTGCGGTGTCTTTTTCCTTTCTTCTGCCGTAAGAACAGTAGTCTGACTTGTGGAATACACCGTACACGACATGCTTACGGCACTTTGTCATGCCATTTCCAAGTTCTTCGAAGTATTCGCACTCACCGCATCGGACAAAGTCCTTGTCTTCCGGCAACGGCAGTGTCTCCATTGCGGTGCGTTCTTCTTTTTCTTCCTCGGTCAGGGACATCCATGCGATGTGGACGGCATTGCGACAGATCGGCTCAAGGTTGCAGATATCCACCAGTCCCTCGGATGTGTCGGACATCTCGCTTCTCTGTCTGAACCACAGGCACTTCGTACATGCGTTGTACGGTCTGCGGATTGTTGCGGTTTTTTCCGTTTCTGATGTCAATGGATCAAGCATCGTGTTCCTCCTGTTCTTGCTCGGTCAGCCACGGCAGGTCGTAGTGTTTGCCTGTTTTTTTGAAATTGTTTTTGTGTAAATTATTTAGTTCATTATTCTGAAGTTCCATGCCCAAGAAAAAACCATTCCCAGAGTCACGTAGGATAACATAGTTACCATACACCGTTTCCACAACATCACCCACTCGGATTTGTTCCTTATTTTCTTTCCATGCATCGTACTTTTCTTTTGCAACGGAGACAGGAGATCGCAAAACGCACAACTCGTTAACTACATTAAAGCACTCTAATATTTCTTCCGCTGTCATGCCTTCTTCCGATGGTAGCAAAATTACCTTCCCTGCCAGTTCCCAAGCATCATCAAGACCCTTCTGATATAAGTCACCCTCTTCTCTTTCATGCTCCTCAATGTAGGTAGTCCACTCGGTTAAACCTTCCAGATAATCGCCCATTTTTCTCGTGATGTCGTATTTCATTTGTTTCAATTCTTCAACTGTTTTCATTTTTGCTCTCCTGTTTCTCTTTCCAGTTTTTGTATCCTTCAACCAGTGCTTCACCTTGCAGCATGCAAGCGATGGATGGAGATATCATCCACGCAATACGTTCCATGCGATGGTTGTAAAGCCAACGGCATATTTTCAGCTTCACTCTACTTCACTCCCATCTTCACTGTGTTCATTCTCCTGTTCTTTATTCTGATTAGCTTGTTCAACATACCAGTCATTCAACATGACTCTAATCTGTATTGCTTGGAGCTTGCAAAACGTTCTGTCGATAGTGCTGAGCAATTCTGCATATTTTTCCACCCACTCAATCGGTATTGCTTCGACTGGTGGCTGTTCGATAATTCTGTTTAATGTGAAATTGTATAGTGCTTTATCCATCTCATCATCTGTATTCCATGATTCGAGCCTTTTTAACATTTCGTTTGCATCAATCAATCCCATTCTGCTTCTCCTTCGTCATTGTGGGAATGCTCCTATCCTGACTTTTGGCGGTTCGTCACCAGCTTCTCTTTTCTTTGCCCATGCACAATAACCATCTCTCGGCACTCTGGTACTTCCCAACATAACACAGTACCCAAGCACTTTATTGTCTCCGGCATTCGGATTGTACTTTTTGCAATTTATACATCTGATTAATTCTCCGTGATTGTCATTCCATTTATAATCACAATCATCTATTTTTCTGTATGATTCTATAAACTCAATCAGTTCCATTTTCTTTCTCCTGTTCGGCTTTCTCTTTATCCGCAAGCATTCTGTCTACAAAGTATTTAACGTCACGATCGCAAAGGCTTTGGCAACAAGCAATGTATGAACCATTTTGCTTGTGGATTACCATATCGAAGCCATAATGTCTGTACCTCCATTCGCCATTAACCAAATCCAATTTGTCGTAAGGAAGGAGCAGAATATACCTGTCACCATTAACCTCGCCAAGGAGCGACCGCTCCGCACATGCGTCTTCACTTTCAACCAATGCCTGATGTGAAAGATCTGCATACTCCTTGTAATCTTCGTCATTGCTAAACCGTTTGTACAATTCGTTCAGACGGTTGATATCTTCATTTGTCATTCTTTTTCTCCTGTCCCCTCTTCCACCTGTCGATCATATACTGTAAGCCAAGCCTTTTGCTTCGGATTACCCAGTTAATAATAGTGCCAGGGACCGTGACCGCTTCATCTTTGTAATATCCATCGATTTCCTGTTGGATGAAGCTGACAGGAACGGCATCCACCACTGGTGCGGACATGACCGCCATCCGTGCAACCATCTCCTCACTTGGTATCGTCTTTAATACTTTGTCTCTGTCAATCAGGTTCATTCTGTTTCTCCTTCTCTGTAGAGCCTAGTACCGCAGTTTGGACAGTACTTGTAGAAATCAAAGGAATATCGATATGGTGTGGTCAAGTATTTGTTGCACACAGGGCATCGGCACGACTGGACTTCATCGATGATTCCCTTGGTTTCAAATACTTGGCATTCTTGCCATGTCTTCTTGTCAGGCATCCCTTTTCACCGCCTTGTACTTTTCCATCAGCTCATCGTACATCCGCTTCAGATTATCGTTCTCCGCTTGCAGATAGCCGACCTTCCCTGCCAGTACGTTGTTCTCTACTTCCAGTGCAACGATAATAGCTGCATCGGTGGATCTGTCTGAGTATCTCTTTCGGACATCACAGTAAATCTGTCTTTTGTCCATTATGTCACTTTCCTTCCGAAGACTTAAAGTCAACCAGACCGTGTTCGATAACTTCCTTTGCCGGAAAGAAGCTGATTTCGTAGGCGTACGGTGTCACGCTGTCTGCTTCTACCTGTACGCATGTGTATGTAACGTCATCGCTTAGATGTGCGTAGAATAACTTGTACTCATCCTCGCCTGTCTTGATCGTCACATTCAGATCACCGTCTGAATCAGAATTGATTGATATCAGTCCTTCAACCTCAAACAGTGCCTCGTTTGTCCTCGTATTCAAAGCAATGACTTTTCTTCTGACAAGGAAGTTATCCGCATCCGTTCTGATGTTGTAATTCACTTTGTCGGCTTGTGTACACCCCAACAGGAGTATCATCATTAATGCAATTAGTTTTTTCATTTTTCTTTCCTTTCTGATTCAATTATCTTTTCCCAAATGTAAGGGCAAGGTTTATGGCACTCTTTTTGGTGAACACACTGTGGGCATATTTTCATCATGATTTCTATTAAAGTCATTCTTCTTTCCTTTCTGCCAATGTGATATACAGTTCTGTGACCAAGCCATCTCCAGTTGAATAATCCTCAATCTCTGTATCGTATATCTCATCGCCAACACAGATATAAACCTCTCTCGGTCTTCCTGTTGCCCCACCATACTGATGTTTCTGAAGAAATTCAATCAATTCTGTTGTTTTCATTCTGTTTCCCTTTCGCCATATCCGCAATAGAAGTCACATCCTGCTGGCAATCCAAAAGGACAAGTCCATACATTGTCTTTGATATACTTATGCTTACAATCCTTGCACCTTATAACTGTCACCGCTCCGATCATCTGCAGTATCTCGTCCATTGTTTCGGTGCACCAAACGATTTGTTTCTGTCTTGTGGTGATGGTCGTGCCTGTTTCCCCTGTGTAGATAGTGAGGATATAGTCGGCATTGATCGCCACTGGTTCGTTACCAGTCTTACAGTGAATTATTATAAACTGGCTCATTCTGTTTTCCTTTCTGCCAAAAAACAATAGCCATAATCGTCATTGGTTTCTCTGTATATCGTACAGATCGGCTTTTTGATGCACTCCTTACACCGTATCACCTCTACGATGTCAGCTTTAGCCAGATAGTCTTTTACGGCTTCACAATCAATCACTATAGGAATGCTCATCTTAGCCATTGTCTGCTTTCCTTTCTGCTCTAGAGCAATAATCGTTTTCTTCGACCGAAATAAACAGCATCCCACGTTCATCCCTGTATTTTCCACACATTATTCCTTTGAAATAATTCCCTGTTGCAGAGTGATTGCAATCCTTGCAGTGGACCAGTTCCCTGCCGATTCCGTAGTATTCATCACTGTACTCTCTGAGACTGTCATCATCCATCGGATATTCCAGTTCAACAATCACTGTTCTGACTTTGCTCATTGTCTGCTCTCCTGTTCCATACATCGAGTGCATCTCCGTCTGGGAAGTATTGGACAGGCTTCTCTTTGAAAATCCCTTTGGTGTACCTTGCAACAAGTTTGAATGTTGTCAGGCAATCCGCGCACCATACTTCCAATTCTGTCACATGACCGCTCTGCACTTCCATCGAATAGCAACTGACTTTCTTCCCGCACAGAGGACATGGTTTCAGTTCACGCATTGTCATCATGCCCTCATTTCCCTTTCTTCTGGTTCGTCATCGTCAGGAATGACAGGTTGTATAACCTTGTCGCCCATGGTTACCATTGCCATCTTGAATGCTGTTGATAGTTCCTTGTTCTTCGCTGTGGCATCAATCAATGCACAGTACGCAAAGAACATTTCCAATATGCTGCCACCCTTTGCCAGCTCAACCTGTGTCTGTGTGCCGTCACCCTGTACTTTAATCAATGTTTTCGTTTTGCTCATTTCCCATTCTCCTTTCTCATCAGTATTCTGTAGTATTCCTGAAACGTCAGCCTGTTCCTTGCACACTGCTCTGCTTCGTCAAATGTCATGCCGTATTTCTGCATTATCGGCTCAAGTATCAGTATGATCCGCTTGTGGTTATAGAATCCGCTTGATTGCATAGCGATGTAGTTGTTTTGCACTTTCACAACGTCTTCGATAAATTCAATCGTCTCCATAATCGCTTTCAACTCCTTGCTAACACCATGCAGTTGGCTTTCACAATCGCTTTCGCCATTGCCGGAACAACAGAGTTTCCGATTTTGGCTACCTGCTCTTTGCGTGAGATCGGTCTGCCGTCAATGTCATGGTCGATAATGTATTCTTTTGGAAAGCCTTGCATCTGCTTCATCTCTTCAGGCTCAAGCATTCTCATGCGGATGTCGCTGATTGCGTATGTCTCGGAGTCAATCTCGCATGTAACCAGTCCGAATCTTTCCCTTGTGGTGAATGTTCCGACAGGCTTGTCAAGTCCGACAGCATGAGACTCGCCACCGTAGTACCGGGTCAGAAATGCGGTTACCAGTCCGAAGTGCCCGGGCGAT